AGTATATATGTGTGTCATTTCCTGAAACTTATTGAATGTTTGCGAGTCTAAACGTATATTATGACCGTTATGAACAGCCAGATACAGGTAGCACGTAGGAACTGTGCTAATTTTGACAACGGCAACTGCTTAGGTTGTATGTTTCAACGTAAAGATAGCAAGTTGTTGATGAGATTAGATAGTAAATACGTAGACAAACCTTGTGTTGTAGACAAAGGCTGTACCTATTTCGATAAAATAGTTAAGAAAGGCATAATATGCACTTAAGAACATTTGATAACGAAGCTATGGTAGTGGACGCTGAGTCGTTTTTCTACCTATGGTGTTGTGATTGTAGTCTTAGACACTTAGTTTGTGTAGAAGCTGTCGGTAACGGTTCAGATAATTTTAAATCAGAAGGTGGTATGATTGGTATCTCTATGTCTAGAGACCAAAAGGCTACAGAAATACAACGTAAAAAAGATAAATTAGTCATGTACCACAGAAAAGACGACAAAAAAGATGTCAAGACGAAAAAAGCATAGACGAGCGATTGTAATACCTGACCAACACTTTCCAATACATGACCAAACTGCGGTCAATGTAGTGTTAAAGGCTATAAAACTGGTAAAACCTAATATTTTTATAAATCTAGGTGATGTCGGTGAGTGGGAAAGCGTTTCAGCCTGGAAATACAAGGGTAAGAAGTTGCCAGAACTAGAATATCAGTTACCTTTCATTGACAAAGAGATTGAAGAAGTCAATAAAGGTATCGATATGTTCGATAAGGTATTAGATGAGGTAAAATGTAAAGAACGGTACATATGTGCTGGTAATCATGACGAATGGTTGGATGCATTTGTAGAACGATATCCGTACATGAAAGACTATACGTTTAGAAAAGCCTGTAGGTGGGACGAACGTGGATACAAATATCTACCGTATAACTACCCTTTACGTATTGGTAAACTAACATTTATACACGGAGCCTTTGCAACGGTCAATCATGCTAAGAAACACTTGGATACCTACGGTGCTAATATCGTATATGGTCATACACACGACATACAACGTATGACAGGTACAAAACTTAATGGTACTATAGGTTCTTGGTCACTAGGTTGTTTAAAAGATATGTCTAGAGAACAAAACAAGTGGTTACGTGGTAGATTACATAACTGGGCACATTGTTTCGGTATCATTGATTGGTTTGACACAGGAGAATTTAGATTGGATGTTGTCGACATTCACAAAGGAAAGACTTTCGTCTGGGGGCAGACGATAGATGGAAACCAGTAGGAGTAAACATGATTACTGTTTCCTATAACATCTATACTCGGAGGGGTGGCCTTGGGCACCTAATCGACAGGTTGGGAGAAGTGTAGATGCACACGAAGACTATTTCTCGTAATACAGAGTATCTTTACGAAAACGTTGATGAGTTTCGTACTGTATACCCTAATGAGAAACTAGTGTCCAATTGGAGAAAATCCAAAGAAGGACAATGGGTATTGACAGATGACTTACAAGTTTGTAGGATTCTTAAGCGTAGCAACATGAAAACAGGGGCAGGAAAGAATATGCCTTACGTCAGAACCATTTTAGGTACATACACTACGAACCCTAACGTAGAGATGGGTGGTCTACCACCAAAAAACATCTACTCGTTCTCAAACAACAAGTTCTGTAATAAACTTCGTGAAGAACGTACTAAACCCACAAACAAAGAGTTTCTGTTTGCTAAGTACGTCGCAAAGGGTATGAACCCAACAGAAGCTTATTTGCGTGTGTTTCCAACAAAAAAAGAAACCTATGCGAAAGAAACATCAAGAAGCTTACTTAAAACGAAAAGAGTACAAAAATTGGTTACTGAAGAAATAGAAGCGATACTTAGTGATATAGGAGCATCGAAACACTATTTACTTGAACAAACAAAAAATGTCATAGACAACATAGACGGTAAGGATGGAGACAAACTAAGAGCGATTGAATTGTTAATGAAAATTGCAAATATGTTTCCTAATGAGAAAAAGACTGAGTCATTGACAGTATTCCAAGGATTTAGTGAAGAACAGCTGAAACGATTGAATGGGGGAAAGGCGCAGGTACTGGCTCATGCTGAGAAAAGAATCGATGACACATCTCACACTTTATGACATTGGATTACATAGTTCTTTAGAAATTTGTATTGTTTGTGACAAACCGTTATTAGATACGCAAAAAGTAGTAATGATGGACGTAATG